AATTTAATTATGGCCGAAATTTTATCACCATTTCAATCGTTTATTTTCATCTCTCGCTACTCTCGCTGGCTCAACGACCAAAATCGTCGTGAGACTTGGGATGAATGTGTAGATCGTTGGTGGAAATACTTTACTGGTAAAGTTCCGCAACTCGCAGAACGCCCTGATGTTAAAGAAGCAATTCTCAATCTAGAAGTTCTTCCTTCCATGCGCAGTCTAATGACTGCTGGCCCTGCACTGGACCATGACAATACTTGCTTGTATAATTGTTCTTATCTACCAATTGATTCTCTTGAATCATTTGCAGAACTCTTTGTTGTTCTTATGAACGGAACTGGAGTTGGTTATTCTGTTGAACGTCAATACACTGATAAACTTCCAACAGTTTCAAATAAGATTGTTAAAAATTTTGATAATGTAATTGTGGTCGAAGATTCAAAGGAAGGTTGGGGAAATGCAATTAAAACACTATTGGCAAATCTTTACGAAGGTAGACATCCTAAATGGGATCTCTCTAAGATCCGTGCATCTGGAGCTCGTCTCAAGACTTTTGGTGGTCGTGCTAGCGGACCTGCGCCTCTTGATAACCTTTTCAAGTTCATCGTAAAGATTTTCTACAACGCACAAGGACGCAGACTGACTGCTCTTGAATGCCACGATGTTTGCTGTGGTATTGCGAATGCAGTTATAGTTGGTGGTGTTCGTCGTTCTGCCATGATATCCTTGAGCGATCTTGCTGATCGTGAGATGGCACTGTGCAAGAGCGGTGCATGGTGGGAGCAGGCCGGTTTCCGTTCATATGCCAACAACTCTGCTGTTTATCGTGGCCGTCCTCCAATGGGCCAATTCCTTGAAGAGTGGACCTCACTATACAACAGTCATAGCGGTGAACGTGGAATGATCAATCGCAAGGCACTACAGGAACAGGCTGCAAAGTCTGGTCGTGATGCAGACTGTGAGTATGGTACTAACCCGTGCTCAGAGATCATTCTTAAGCCATTTGAATTCTGCAATCTTTCTACAGTCGTAGTTCGTCAAGACGATACTGCTGCAACACTGAAGAAAAAGATTGAGATCGCTACAATCATTGGTACTGTTCAATCTACCTTTACCAACTTCCCATATCTTCGTCCAGAATGGAAGAAGAACTGTGAAGAGGAAAGACTGCTTGGCGTATCCATGACAGGTATTTTTGACAACAAGCTTACTAGTGGATTGGAAGGCAAGCCAAAGCTTGTTCGTCTTCTTGAGACTCTTCGTGATCATGCGACCGCGACCAATCTCAAGTGGGCAGAGAAGTTGGGAATCAATCCTAGCAAGTCAGTTACTTGCGTGAAGCCTGAAGGCACTACATCGTGTTTGGTGGACTCTGCCTCGGGTCTGCATCCTCGCTATGCGGATTATTATTACCGCAGAATTCGTCTGGACAAGAAAGATCCTCTGTACAATTTAATGAAGGATCAAGGCGTCCCGTGCGAGGATGATGTCATCAACCCAACTTCTACTGCCGTCTTTACGTTTGCGATGAAGGCTCCAAAGGGAACCATGACCACTGAGGAACTTCGCGCACTTGACCATCTTGATCTGTGGAAAACTTATCAAGAGCACTTCTGCCATCACAAGCCATCAATCACCGTCAACTACAAGGACTCTGAATTCCTTGAAGTCGGTAACTGGCTCTGGGAAAACTTTGATGTCGCAACAGGCATCTCATTCCTCCCCGGTGGTGACAGCCACACCTACGCTCAGGCACCCTTTGAGCAGATTGATTCTGCAACCTATGCAGCACATCCTAAGGTTAAAGTTAACTTTAAGGATCTGTCTAAATACGAGGCAGAAGACAATACTGAATCCGCAAAGGAGTTTGCCTGCAGCGCCGGTGGATGTCAAATAGTGTGATTCACTTTCCTCGGTAGCTCAGTGGTAGAAGCATTCGCCTGTTAAGCGAAATGTCGCTGGTTCGATCCCAGCCCGAGGAGCATAAAATAAAAAATTCCACCCCACAAGGGTGGAATTTTTACATAAATATTTTAGGCAGAGGTGGTGGGTATTCCACGCAGTCCTTTTGGGATGTTCGAAGTATATTTCATCAGACTGCTAAGGAACCACCACTTCTGACCAAGGTATAAATATATATGTTCCATATGTTAATCGGCATTGATTATTCTATAACCTGCCCCTGTCTTTGTCTTTATGATGAACGCAGGGAATTTAAATTTGAAAATTGTTTCTTTTATTATTTGACCAATACAAAGAAATATGCTGATAAAATTGCCCCAAATATTACCGGGGAATCTTTTCAGGAATATCATATTGATGTGGACAGATTTGACAGTATATCTGACTGGGCCATCAATCTTTGTATTGGGGCCTCAGAGGTTGCCGTAGAAGGCTATTCTTTTGGGTCTAAAGGCCGTGTATTCAATTTGGCAGAGAACATGGGGATTCTGAAGCACAAGCTGTACAAACAGGCTATACCGGTCACTATAGTCGAACCTTCTAAAGTTAAAAAATGTGCCACCGGGAAGGGAAATTCGGATAAACTTGCAATGTATGAAGCCTTCAAAAATGAAACAAAGACCGATCTGTTGACGGTCTTTGATCAAAAAACTTTGAGCAATCCTGTTACGGATGTTATTGACAGTTTTTATATTTTAAAATCTTTGGTCAATAGCAAAAATTAATATGCGCGGCCATTTCTAAAATCTGAAGATCTATCCAATCTTTCATGGAATCTCTTTGGAACTTGGCCACTTGTTTTGATTCTATCAATAACTTCTTTCCATGCACTGCCATTTACTTTGGCGGGGGACATTGTAGAATTAAAGTGAACACCATTTGCTTGTACAGACCAATTCTTTTGAATTTTCTTCTTCTTGCATTTGGGGCATGGCTTCTTCATAGGAAGATCATGGTCTTTCATCAAATGAGTTTCTTCAAAAGTATGATCACAGTTTTCACAGATGTAAGAATAATTAGGCATATTTGTCTCTCTTAAAACTAATTAGCATGTGTTCAAAAAGGAATCCATAACTTGGTTCCTTTGGTTTATTTCTTAAAGGCATCTTGGCATCCTTTGGATTTCGATTGCCTTTTTTCAGATTACAATCTTTGCATGCTGCCACCATGTTAGTCCATGTAGATCCGCCACCCTTTGAACGTGGAGTTACATGGTCAATCGTTGCAGTCTTATCACAAAGTTCAATACCACAATATTGACAGCAATAACTGTCTCTTCTCAAAATATTTTTACGAGATGCTGCTGCCTTCTTATATGGCAACTTGACATAATATTTTAAAATTAAAACTTTTGGAATTTTGACAATTTTTGAAACAGATACAACTTCATAACATTCGGCTGAAGTTTCATCTCCGTATACTTTGTCACGACTTAATAGTTTAAAGGCTTTACCAATAGTGATAATATTGAGTGGGCTATTATCTTGGTTTAACAGGAGTACCTGTTTCTTCATACCTTTTAAGTATTTATGTAAATCTAAATATTTCATAGCTATGGATAATATTAAAGATAGACAATTTTATTGGGAAGTCAAGCAATTCTTCAACGGAAAGCCTGAAAACAATGTTCCTCCACAACCAAAACCTTCTTTGAAGGATGCAGTATCTGGAGTGTTAAAAGAAAACAATCCATACAAGCAAACAAACTTTAGCAACAACCAAACTTCTGTGAATGCTGCTCAGAATGCTATGAAGGATCTTGGTGCTATGGATGCAGCAAACAAACCATCATGTGTTGCATATACAAAGAATGCAATTAAGAATCCATTTAATTTGAATGAAGGATTTTGGGATTATGCAAATCCAAAAACATCTATGGCTGCTCCTGGAGCATTAGAAGTTGAAGATAGAAGAAAACAAGCAAGAGCAAATAGCACACAACAAAATTTTGGTTCTCCTACTGCTCCCAGAACTACCGAACAACAACAATTAGAAAGAGATGCAGTATCGGGTAAACCAGGAACACAAAAACAAGCATATTATTCTAATGCACCTCTTGTGCAAGATTCAATTGACAAATACAAAGAACAAAATACAGTACAGCAGCCAGTAAATACTGATAATAGATCATTTTTTCAAAAAGCAGCAGATCAGGCCAATAATCCAGAAAAATATAATTTAGGTGTTGTTGGTAAAATATCAGCAAATGTAGCAAATTTTGTAGGTGGTTTGGCTGGTCAAAATATTAAAGCAAGAGAATCAACAGGTACTGCAAGTACAGATAAATCAGGTAATACTGTATTCAATCCAACTCCAGTTCAAACACAAACACCAAAGCCTGCTTCTGCGCCAGCACCAGTTCAAGGTCAGTCTCAGGCACCCGATGCTCCAACTAAAGCACCAGTTCAAGGTCAATCACAGACACCACCGGTTCAAAATCAAACACAACCACAATCAATGCCAGCTAAAAATCAACCAACTCCAGCACCAGCACCACAGCGTGGTCCAGGTGGAGGAATCATTGCGCCACCAGTTGCATTGGATAAAGCAAGTGAAAATCCCGAAGCATATGAAGGTATGGATGATAGGATAACCTTAGGTCAAGTTCCTATGGGTGGTGAAGTAGCTGGACCAAATGGAATTCAAAAACCTGGAGCTCAAGCAAACTCATCATATTTTGAATCTTTAAAAAAATCAATTACACAATCATTTCCACAAAATAGTCAATCTACTCCATCTGCTGGTCAATATAGAAATAGAGGAAGTTCCAATATGGGAATGGCTACCAGACCAAATCGCCCAGAAGCAATGACTCTCCAATCTGCCATGGCTCAACAAAATCAACAAGCCACTCGTAGTGCATTAGGACAAATGGGAGCAGTAGAAGGGGCACCAAATACAATGACCAACTCATCTTCTGGTTTCCGAGGTTCTGTATTACCACCTGCTGGTCAGCTTACTAGCATGGGAACACAAAAAGAAAATGAATTTAAATTTGCAAAAGGATCGCGTTTAGCCTGAGGTAATTATTATGCTAAGAAATATACTAGTAGAAAAAATTCTTTGCGAACGTTATCAAATAAAAACAAAAAAAGATTGTGGTTGTATTAAACTAACTGAAGAAGATGAAAAATCTAGCGTTATTCCTGATTTTACAGATCTTTTAAATTGGGGCCTTCAAGCTGGATTGGGAATTTTGGCCGCAAAACAATTGGCATCGGATTTAAATAAATTTTTAAGCCCATACAATCCACCAGAATCTGATGATAGATATTCTCCAAGTGATAGTCCAATTGCACAGTTAATTCAACCAGAACCAGGTTTAAAAACTCCAAGAAAATCAAGAGTCAAGGAATTTGGTCAAGCATCTGGACAAGTTATTTCCCCTTCTTGATATTTGTGATATAATATGACTGTGAATTTATTTAAACAATTTAAACATAATTTAATAGAATCTAATGTTACCTTATCTGAAGTACAGAAAGAAGGTAAAAGATTTTATAGCACTCCAGATGGCGAATTTCCAAGCGTAACTACTGTTGTTGGCTACGGCAAGCAACAGTTTTTTGCTGAATGGCGACGAAAGAATCCCGAGGAAAGCCGTAGAGTAACATCACGTGGAACAAAGTTTCACAGTATAATAGAAACTTATATTCGAAATGAGCCATTGGATATGGAAAATATGTTTCCAAATTTCAAGGCTCTTTTTAATTTAATTAAGCCAGCTTTAGACAATATAGATAATATTACCGCAATTGAAACTCCTTTATGGTCAAAGATTTTAGGATTGGCTGGAAGAACCGACTGTATTGCAGAGTACAATGGTAAACTTTCTATTATTGACTTTAAGGCCAGCACTAAAGAAAAACGCAAACAAGATATTGAAAATTATTTTCTTCAGGCAACAGCCTATGCTCTAATGTATCAAGAGAGAACTGGCGTCATAATAGAAAATTTTGTGATACTGATTGCATGTGAAGATGGATTGTTTCAGGTATTTGAGGACAATCCTATCAAGTATGTCAAAAAATTAAAGCATTCAATAGATCATTATAGGAAAGAAAATGGAATACATTAATATAAGAACACCACAAGAAGAAGTGAACCGTAAGGGATCTCGCTGGTGGATTCAAATGAATGATAATTCTAGAGCAAAATCTTGCAGAGAAGATTTTGTCAAAACATATGGTGGGTTCTTTAAGCAAGAAGCAAAAATTTGGATTTGGGTTTCTCCAGTTATTGAACAAAACGGTTATTGGTTAAAAAATATTCATACAAATGAAAAGGTATTTTTTACCAGTATGGGTGAGTTTGGAAGACAACATGGACTCACTTCAGTTAAAATTTGTGAATTATTAAATGGTAAAAGAAAGACATATAAGGGGTGGACGGCTTCCGAGGTCCGTGCAGTCAAAGAAACTACCGGACAGCATATAAAGGCAAAGGAACCCAAAAAGAAGAAGATAATGGTTCCCAAGATAGTCATCTTTCAGAATACTGATACTGGTGAAGTTATTGTTGTAACCAATATAAAGCAATTTGCCAAACAACATGGTATTTTTCCTGCAAATTTGTATAAATTAGTGAATGGAAAAGCCAAAAGTGTTAAAAACTTTAAATTATACACTCCTCTATCCTGATTTGCGTGCTTCTTTTGGTTCATAAATATTTTAAATGAACTTCAAGACCTTATTGCAAATTATTAACGAAGAGTCCCGAGAGCGTGCCGATTCATTTAGAACTACGGGCGAGGCTGTTTCTAAGGAAAAGGCCACAGATAAAGCCGGGGACTATAAAGCCAAGGATGCTGCTCGTAAGCGTGAAGAACGCTCCAGACAAATTCCTAGAGATCGAAAATCCAAAACAGAACTTCTTAAGGATGTTGTCATTGTAAAAACAAAGTCCGGTAGAGTTCAGATTATTTTCAAAGATTCATTTAATAAAGAACAACATGAAGATTTGACAAAATCCGGTGCTATAACTTTTGAAGAAGCTAAAAAGATTGCTGGTGATCCTAACTTTGAACAAACCCGTGCATCTAAACTTCTTTTGGGCAATATGAAAGAAAAACCAAAAGGAGAAAAGAAAGAAAAGGCACCTGAAGCTGAACAAGAAGAGAAGCCCCGCAGACTTTCAAAGAAAGAAATGTTTACTGCTATGACTCAAATGTCGGCAGAGCAATTAGCTGCATTACCTCCAGAGGCAAGAGAAGAATACTTCAAGTCTCAAAGAAATCCACCAACAAATAAAGAATACGATAACAACAGTTTTGAAGGATTGAGTATTCAATTTGGTATTAGCCCAATTTCTTCTTTGCCTTTCAATCAACAAGTACTAAACGCTATCTTGTTTTTAAGCAAATTAAAAGTTGGAGCAGGCCAACAAGAGATGCAAACTTTTGCCTCATTAAATCCTGGATCAACAGACTTTACAAAAAGAGCATATCTTCAGGCCAATAAAATTCTTTCACAAATTGGTGATGAATGTCTTACTAATCTTATTTCAGCAACTGAAAGCGGAAGCAAACAAATGTATTCCGAAGGCTCAGTTGACATGAAATGTGGTGAATATAGATTTAAGATTGAAGCTGGTGGTGAGTTCAGCGTATCAACAGATAAATTAAATCAAAGCAATAAGCTATTCAAAGGTATTCTGGCAAATTCAATCAATGCTGCGTTATCAGACCCAAAAATAATGGAATCTGATCCCGGTGTTAAGAAGATGCTTGCCAATATAAATCAAAGCAAATCAAAAGTTTCAAACATTTTGATTTCAAATGAAGCATTGCCAATAATTTTGCAAAATGAAAAGTACGTTCAACAGTTGCAAAATACTCCCGTTATACTTGGTGATGGATCTGAATCTGGAACCATTCTTGATGCAGAAGGAAATCTAAATCCCGCAGCATCATTGGAAAACTTGAACAATATTGTTCAAAAAGCCAGTAAGGGAATCTTTAAGAAGGATATGGATACCGGAAAGTCTGCTGTAGGAAACTATATTGCGTCTTCTATACTTCGATCATATTTAAGAGGCGATGGACTTAAGGATCCAAAAGAACAACCCAATCACTTGGTAACAGCCAACGGAGTTTTTGCACTTTCTGATGACTATATTCAAGAGATTTCTAACAATGCAGTTTTAAATGTTAAGCCTTCTGAAGTTCCATTGGATGGTGACAATATTTCAAATTATAAAGGAAAGTCTGTTGAACAATTGAAAAAATGGCGTTCTATAATTGAGGCAAAAGAAGAAAAAGGTAAAGAAAAGACTCCTTCATTGAAAGAGTTGATGATAGACATCAATACACTCAATCCAATGGAAATTGCTTCAAATTATCTGCAATCAAACATGGATTTTTCTTTTGATGCCAGTTTGATTCCAGGATTTAAACCTGATGATCTAAATGCTGTAGAATACAACTATGTTCGTATTGGCAACAAGGTTACTAAAATACCAGTAGCCCGTGCTGATAAGCTTTCAAATCAATTGTTGGGTGAAACATATTTGTTTTTGAACAGTATGTTAATAGAATCTTTATCTAATAATTTTGTTCTTTCATCTTTGGTAAAAGTAAACTTATTGACTTCTTATGAAGCTGATATCCTTGAGCAAGCTACCATGCTTACAGAAAGCGATACCAATCCGCTCAAAGAGATGCTGGATAAGGTTATCAAAAGAGCTACTGCCGTTCCTTTTAAAATATCTCTTCTTGAACAAATTCTTGAAGAATACAAGAGAGATTATAAAATGGAATACCGTAATTACCACGGAAAACCAAAACAAAAGAAAGAACGTGCAGCTAGAACCCGTGCTAGAGAACTTATGATCAAAAAAGGTCGCGCCAAAAGAGGCGATGGAAAAGACATTGACCATAAAAAACCCTTGAGATCTGGTGGTTCAAACAGCATAAATAACTTGCGTAAGCGTGGTAAATCTGACAATAGATCAGATAATGGTCATCATAAAGGTGAGAAACAAAGCAAGGATTGGAAATGAGTAAGGCCAAGAAGTTGGTAGAAAAAATCTTTGAGAAGTCTCAGTATTCTCATTTATATAAAAAAGAACCTATTAGTACAAATAATATAACAGAAAATCTTCATTCTAGTAGAAAAAAACTTGGAAAATGGGATGAAGTATCAAAATGTTTTGTAGACAAGATAATGAAATCTTTGAATGAACATACTTATAATCCCAATCTATATGGGTTGATGGATATAAACAAGGATAAAAATAGATAAATAAGAGGAAGCCATGAAATTTAAACAATTACTCACAAAAATTCAATCTCTACAAGAAAATGCCCCTGAAGAAACAGAAGGTGGTGGTCTTTTCATTGGTGATCCCCAAGGAAAGAAAGGCCCCAGTGCCCTAACCAATAAGGGAACATTCAATATCAAACTTCCTCGTTCTTTGGATGCAATCAATGCCATGCTTCAAGGATTTTCTTCCAAAGATTATATCGATCCTGATGAAGTAGTTGCAATCATCAAACAAAAGTTAAATCACTTTGGGTTTGACTTTAAGATGCAAAATAGTCTCCAAGATGGTGAGAACGTCTTCCAGCTTGTTCAATATGGAAGTCCTCAATTAGGCGTGTATGGCCAAAATCCATATGATGATGTTAATGAGAAGGGCTTCAAGCAAGGTGATGGCATCAAAGAAAAATTAGGTTACTCTCTTGACATGATTGTAAATGTACAAAAGGGTTCCAACATGCTTCGTAAGATAAACGTGATGATCGTCCCCGCTATGGACGGCAGTATAAGAGATGTTGATAATGGTACAGACCCAGGTTGCGGTTGCCAACACTAAGAATGTAATGAATTCGAAACCATCCTTGACAGAAGATAATTTTTTGGACTTCTGCAAGGATTGTTATTTCAATCCTGAGTGTTCAGGCAAGAATGAATTCATAGATGATTTGAAACGCATTAAGTACATAAAAAGACTTATACAGAAGATTCATAAACAGAAAACCTTGAAGTCTATTCGGGAAAGACTGATTCTGAATCATCTTATAATTTTAAGAAATGTATTTGGGGAAGAAAAATCAGCTAGAATTTTGTTTTTCAGACTTGAGCCAAGACTTCATTCTTATTTGAAGTCTTTCTTGGTTTATTTGGAATTTAATGTTCAAGGTATCCCAGAAACAGACTATAAACTTTTGAATACTGATGTCAGAGTGGATAGAAAATTGTTTCTGATGGATTCTGAGAAGTAAATCTAAATATTTTATATGAACTATGGTTCTCTAGTACCCTCATTCTATTTTTACAAGTTTGCTGAGTCAATCAGCCAACCATATACATCCTTTGCAGCTTACAGAGCAGGAGCCATTGACGCCAATGGAAATTTAATAAAGCCAGAGAGCAGCATAGATCCATATGAGTATTTTATTATTAAATTAAAAAAGATCTTTGAGCAACTTCCTCCAGGTATTACAAAGTATCAGTTGGCAAACTATACATCTGCATTGAATTATTTTGCCGAAGAAGCAGAAAAATTTAATATTGAGAAAGAACATTATATTGCATTGGTAGAAGGTATTCTTGCAGCCCAATGTGGGCCTGAAGCAAGTTACATAGAACTATTAGAAGACATGGGTGCAGGTGGTATGGCTGTTGCTGGTGATTCGGCTGGTTACAATACTGGTGGTGTTTCAGGCTTTGATCCAGTGATGGCTCCATTGCAAAGACGTAAACCAGTTGCAGATAATATGTTCCATATGTTTGATGTATCTGAAAATGATTTTTCAAAAATATCAAATAATCAAATGAATGATATTGAGTATCTTCGTAGATTTGGAATTCGTAATCCTGATTCTACATTGATTGTAAGAAACAGCAAAAATGGAAATCTTTATACTGTTCCTAAAAAAAAGAAACTAAAAGAAGAATATAATTTAGATTTTTTGTTTGAAGAAAGTGAAGTTGAACAATATCATGATACAGTAAACGATACAGGAACAAATGTGTCAACTCTAAGAAACAGCGAAGAAGGAAAACAAAAGATTGCTACTGGTCAATCTTTTCACGATGCATTTGCAACTCATTTGAAAAACCAAGGGTATGCACAAATATCAGCTCCGCAAGAACATCATAAAAGAAATAGACAAACTTTTGATACATTTCATAAAGAAATGCCAGAAAAATCATTTTATGTCAGTGAAGATGCCAGTGTATCTGGTGGACATGATGCTTTTGTAAAAGTACACCATGGGTTATCTGCTCCCTTTGAATTAAAGGGATTGGGTGAAAATGTTAGTTCTAAAAAACCAGAAATCACTCCCATCAGCGTTGGTGAAGGACTATTTAAAAATGGAAAAAGTGCACTGGAAAGAGGAATTAATTTAGTTGCTAAAAAACTAAAATTAGATGTATCCAGAGTCAATAGCAATTTAGAAAGATATAGAAGCCGTTCTCCTGGTTCAAGTAGTTCTGTTCTTTCTGTATTTAAACAAGGATTGGGCATTCCATCACAAGAGATACGCAAAATATCTCAATCAATTGGTGGTCATGTTGATAAGATGCTTCAACATGGAGAAAAAATATTTTTAATAGGAAATAAAAAACGGGGCTTGATGGCTTTGTCTTCTTCTAAATCAAGAACCACTAGTTCTGAACAAGGAGAAGAAATTCCACATCCTCTTTATGGGGCTCATGATAAGATTTTAAAAGAAATTGGATTACATACAACTGGTTTATTTGGAGAACATGTTAATTATGCAAGACCTCCAAGATACAAATCAGTTACCAAAAAAGAAAAAGAATCTGGTAAAAAATCTAGTAAAAGAATTGTTGCTTCATTGGAAGCTTCTTTCCCAGAAGAAGCGCATCCCAATCATAAATCTATAAATCATAACGCCGAAAGAATTTTCGGCGTATGATTAATCAATCCTGAATAAAACTCTTACAACACTTTGGCTTTGTACAGCCAGAGTTTGCTCTGGCTTCATTGATTATCTTGTTGTGAGCATCTTCCCAACCAGCAAGCCATTCTTGCCAATATACAGAACTTGATTCAAAAATATTAGAGGCCTTATCACCACCACTCATTCTAGTATCGTATCCCTTTTTATATGCCGAACCAGGAACGTAATCTGTCATGGCTTCTCCTTTGGATCAATTGGAACCATTACGATTTGACTAAGAAGCTTGTCAAGAGCCTTAACGTGAGCACGTTGCTCAGTAATGTTTAGATATCCACGAATCTCAATAAGTTTTTCATAGTCCTCACGAGAGAAAGTGGTCGTAGTCTTTGCAGGCTGTTGCTTCTTCATAGGACGACGATTGTTCATAGGGTTCTTGGGGCGATTGTTCTTGCTCCATTCCTTCATGATGTCATCAATGTTCAGATACTCTTTCATGCTCTCAGTGAAGTCTTGCCCACTGTTGATATCATTCCACATCTTGCGGAACTCTGGGCCCATGTTGCCATAGAAGAAGAACCCATTAGGGTTGTTGTTTGGATTGTTGGCATCATCGTCATCGCCGTTTTGCCAGTTCTTGAAATCATTAAAATC